AGCCGCGGCAGGATAAACGGCTGGTGATCGAGGACGAAAACCGCAAGGTGGTGCTGGTAGCGCCGCTGACAGACTTTGAACTGGCGTATCTGCACGCAGTCAAACTGGGAAAGGATGATGAAAATGGAAGATTACATTGATTTGGTAATTGCTAAGCTGGATGAGGACCACATTGTCCTGCGGGCGCCGTGGAATACCGTTAGAGCCGGCGACACCGTGTATGTGCGGGGTGACGGCAACTACGAGGCGCTGGAAGTCATCGCAGAACGGAAAACCAAGGCTTTGATGGAATTGCCGAAAGTGACCGCCATTATGCTGCCGCTGGAGTATGACGACGAACAAAGCAGCGGGCAAAAAGAAAAAGCCGACTGATCGACCAGTCGACTTGAACAGGCGAAAAGAAAGTAAAACGCCTGCGCTTATTACATTATATATAGGGACCGCAGAGAAGTCAAGGACAAGCCGTGCGGCAAGGGCGAAAAAGGGGCCTGCGCTCCTTTTTGCCACTTGTTCAAAGTATTATTTTTAGACGCAAAACGAAACGGCAAAAATATATATCGCCTGGCATTCTTCAGCGGGTTCAGGCGCAGGCAGGAGACCGGCGGCAACAGGGTGTGTACCCGCGCCGCATAATGAGGAGCTGTGCTCTGTGGGAATGTGAAATACGCCGGTGAACCGGTGGGAAACTTGCTTTTCCACCCGGGAGCCGATCAGCGTTTTTCAGCATTTCCATAGAGTGCCGGTCCGTCCAGAAAGGAGCAAACCAAAATGCCATGGGTGCAAAAGACCACCCACGCAGGTAAGTGTATATACATTCAGCGGCATTACTCCTCCCGCTACGGCAGCAAGAACAAATGCACCAGGGGTAGCAACTACGGCAAAACAAGTGAGGCCCAGGCCATTGTAAACAACCGCCAGGCCTGCCTACAGCAAGAGATGATTTTTAACGCCAATTTTGGTCCGGGTGATCTGACAGCTACCTTTACATTCCGCAAGGCAGACAGGCCCAAGGACCTGCAAGAGATCAAGAAACTGTGGGCCGCCTATATGGCCAAACTGCGATATGCCTACAAAAAGGCCGGAGTAGACTTCAAGTGGATGAGAGCCATTGAGACACCGGACAAGAACCCACATATCCACATGGCGCTGTCTGGTATTGACTTGACCAAGCTGCCCAGGTGGCCTTATGGCCGGGTGGAGTATGTACCGGTGGACGATCGAGACCACCACACCTACGGCGGGTACCTACGCGAGGAGACCCACATCAAGCAAGGACATGAGGGCAAGTACACAACGGCCAAGTCCAGAGTGTGTTTTAGCCGTAGCCGTAACCTGGTGGTACCGGAACCGGAATACCAGGTTATCTACAGCGACCATTGGGCAGACGAACCAAGAGCGCCCAAGGGCTACTATGTGGTCAAGGACACGCTGAACAACTGGGAGGACGAAGTAACAGGCTTCAAGTATCAATCCTATGTGCTCTGCCCTATTCGGGCAAAGAACCATAGGTACCTGTGTTAGGAGGACAAAGTGACATACATACAGCAATGGGAACAAATGCGGGAAAAAGTGCGCAATCTGGAGCAGGAACGCAAAACCCAGCTGATCTTGGCACCGAACAACGCATACGGCTTCAAGCTGAATATCAACCACCCGCTGATCCGGCCGAAGTGGGACGCCTTTAAGAGCGCCAAGGGACTGGGTCAGTACGGTATGACCGATGATCTGCGCCGGGAATTTGAGGAGACAGTGCTTTCCAGCAAATATATGCAAAAATGCCTGGAGCAGGAGCAGCAACACATTGGTGCAGTGGAGCACCAGTTCATCCGTATGGCTTACGCTCCTGCGGAGCAGGCAGCGGGCTAATGGGTACCCAAGAACACTGGACTGCTGCCCAGTACCAGGAGTATCTCCGGCAGCGGGCCAAAGGCGGGAACAAATACCACGCAGTCAAAGCCCAAGCGGATGGCCGCACATACGACAGCCGGAGCGAGTGCAAGCGGGCAAAGGAGCTGCAACTGTTGGAACGGCACGGCCTGGTGCGCAATCTGCGGGAGCAGGTCCCTTATGAGTTGATCCCGGCAGGGGTCGGCGAATACCGAAAAGAGCGCCCGGTGATTTATAAAGCGGACTTTGTATATGAGGTCTGCCAGCCGGACGGCACCTGGAAGCAGGTGGTGGAGGACACAAAGGGCGCCAAAACAAAGGAATATATCATCAAACGAAAACTCATGCTGTACATTCACGGCATAAGCGTAAAGGAGACAGACAAATGAACTTTAAGAAAATGTTATCCATTTGCAAGCGAAGCAAGACCTATTTTCTATATGACCTACCCGACGGCGAGCAAATGCTCAGCAACAGCAGCTGCGGGTACATCCTGTACGGCCACCCTAAATACACGCCAGAGACGCTGCGCATGGTCGCTGACTTGGCAGAGGATGACAGCGTGATCATGACAAGAATGCCAAAAGCGGATCTGCCGCTGGCAGACCAATGCCCCAATGAAGAATATGCCGCCCCGCTGGACACCTGCATTGTAGCCGCAGGCGCTGTATGGCAACCGCTGATTGTAGGTGCGGGCATGACATTCATCAACAAAAGAGCGTTGCAACCTATCGAAAAGGAAGAAGAGGGGTACGATCTGTACCGGCGCGGGGACCTGGTGGTCGTTAAATCCGGCCTGATCGTGCAGGGCGTGATCAGAACAATGGATCTGTCCAAAGCAGAAGCTGTATGCAGGGATCTGATCAACCTGGGCACCGTGGCCGGTATGGCCTTTGAGGAGCGCAATAATGAAGAATGAGAACGAAAAAACTACAGTTGCGATCTTGGCGACGATATGCAGAGATGTGTGTATCTACGGCTCAATCAATAACCGGTGCGGCCTTGACAAGCCGGAACTGGACGAGCACTGCCAGCGTTGCGCGCTGGCGCAGATCAAGGAGGTAACGCTGAAATGACAGAGAAAATTCAAAAGGCCATTGATAAGATCGACCAGGAGGCGGAGAAGATGGGTAGCGCCACCGTGCGTCTGCTTTGCTCACACATTATAGACCACTGCCTGGTGAATGACAGCAACGCCGACAAGGTACTGGCTGAGGGCAAGAGCCTGAAAGGCTGCTGGGATCACATCACAAGCAACGCACGGAAACAAGCAGCGGGCAACTGCGCAGCCGTGCCGGACGACACCGTGTACGAATGGGCAGCGGGCTATTACGGCTTTACCGCCGAAGAGACCAAGGCGGAGATCATCGACCTGCTGGATCTGCTGTGAGGTGTCGATATGGAAAAAAAACTGAACACGCTTACGCAGGAACAGGCAGAGAAAATCTGGGACGGCCGCCCGAAACTGCCGGTGAAAAAGATACTGACATTTGCACACAAGCAGGTGTTCGTCAATGAGCAATACTTTTTCAAGTACAAAGAATGCGATCACAGGTATGGCTATTGTACCGCCTGTGGCAAGGATGTACAGATCGACATTGAGAATATGCGGCTATGGACGGACAAGCACGCCGCCTGCCGCTCTGCACGGCATAACGACACCGTATGTTGTCCGGCCTGCGGGCACAAAGTCAAAATCAAAGACGCCGGCAGAGGGCGCAACGGGCTGTGCAACACGGCAGTCATCGCCGTGGCACAACGGATAAGGAACGGCGGCATATTGCTTTCTTTCGTCCGGGTGTACGAAGACTACACACATGACTTTAAGGCTGTACCGGAAATGGGCAGACTGCTGTACGCTGCATACTTCAATTTGAACAAGCACTTTGTGGCCAAACAACAATACGGTGGAGGGCTGTGCATAAGCGTAAAGTCAAAACCAACACGGCAGCTGCCGTGCACCGTAGAGCCGGTTAAGCTAAATCACAACAACTGGAAATGTACACAAGGAGAGGGAGCAAAGCTGCTGGGCTTTGAAGAGGCGCTGGAGAAAAGTAACCTACGCTATCTGCCGTGGGAGACATACCACGAATGTGCCCAGCAGCTCCATCAAAGCGCAATTACAAACTATCCTGTCAACCTGCTTGGTTTACTTTATCAATACAGCCGTTATCCGGTACTAATGGAGCGCCTGATCAAAGAGGGCAACAGCGACTTGGTAGCCGAACAAGTGGAGTGGAATTGCACAGCCGGTCTGGACTACAAGCAAGTGGTGCCTTACAAGGCAATGCGACTGACCAAGCCGGAGTACCGCATGATAAAATCAAAATACAAGATTTGCTGTTCAACACTCAGAGCAACAGCGGCACTGAAAAAATACGGCTGCAAAATGTCAGATGAGAATATTCTCTTTTTTCTTGCTTTCCAATACAGCTGGAACCAGCGAAGATACTACAAGGCGCTTGATGTTTTGCGGCAGCACCTATCTCCGCAAAAGGCGGTGAACTGGGTAAACCGGCAGGCAGCGGGAGAATATGGAACGCCAACAGATGTGCTGTCAGATTACAGCGACTATCTGGATCAGTGCAGGCGGTTGGGCCTGGATGTTAACCGTAAAGAAGTAGCCGTACCGCAGAACCTGCGAGATCTGCACCGACAGTATTCCGAAGAATTGACACACCGAGCTAATGAAAAGAAAGCAAAAGAGCCAGCCGAGCGGGCAAAGAAGTTAGCTAAGGATCTGCCAAAGCTGAAACGAAAATATACATACGCCAGCAGCGGGCTGTTCATTCGGCCGGCCGAGGGGCCGGAAGATCTGCTGAAAGAGGGCTGTGCCCAGCACAACTGTGTGTACTCCTGTTACACGGAAAAATACCTGGACAGAAAGACGGATATACTTTTCGTCCGCAAACAGTCGGACCCGGATCAGTCCTATGTGACCGTTGAGTTCAAAAACGGCGCCGTTATTCAATGCAGAGCCGATCACAACCGACCTGCACCGCCGGATGTGCAGGAGTTCATGCAAGCCTGGCTTGCCTATCTAAAGTCAAACAGAAAAGCGAAAGCAGTCAGTTAAGGAGGACTTATGGATAACCAAATCACTACAATGCAAGAAGTAACGCCCACCACACAGAAAGCCTACGACACCCACGCCCGGATCCTGGCCAACGGTCAGGTAATGGCCAGAGCACTGGTAGATGTGTGCCACGATCTTAAGACTATGCGGGATGAGGGCCTATACACGGAGCTGGGCTATGACACATTCGAGGAGTACGCCGAGCAGGCATGCGGCATTAAACAGCGGCAAGCCTATTCCTACATTTCAGCCTATGAAAAGCTGGGCCAGAAGTATATGGCCGACCACGCCGACCTGGGGATCACCAAGCTGGAGCTGATCTCTCAAATCAGTAGCTACGAGCGGGAAGAGTTTGCGGCCGATGTGGATTTGGAGAGTGCCACAGTCAGGGAATTAAAGGCTGAGGTGGAACGCTACAAGAAGCAGACGGAACAGCTGACCTTCGATCTTGGCCAGGCACAGAGCGAATTAAGCGAAGCACCGGAGCCGGTGGACACGGACACACTCCGTTCTTCCATTGAGCAGGAAGTTAAAGCCAAGTACAGCGCCCAGCTGGAAGAATTGCAGCAGCGGGCCGACGCAGCGCCGGACCCGGAGGCGATACGAAAGGAAGCGGAAAAGGAAGCCGCCAAGGAATACAAAGCCAAGCTGGCAACGGCAAAGGCAGACGCCGAGGAAAAAACCAAAGCCGCTGTGGAAAAACTGGAGCAGGAAAAGGCAGACCTGAAACGGCAGTTGGACAGTAACGCCACCAAGTTGGACGCCGCTGTTCGGCAAGCCAAGGCAGCGGGTGCAGACACGGATGTGGCAGCCTGCCGGGTGTACTTCACCGAGCTGCAACAAACCGCCGCAAAGGTACAGGAACTGATCGGCAAGATCAATGCCAAGGACCCGGCCACAGGAGCCAAACTCTCCGCCGCCGTTATTCAAGTTTTGCAGTCGACTGCACGAAATTTGGAGGTGAAACAATGACCTGCGAACAATGTTACCACTGCGATGTGTGTTGGCAGCGCATGACCATTTACGGCCAATACGCCCTAATGGGAATGAGCCATGACAACATGGAAGAGTGGTGCACCAAATGTAAGCCAAAAACACAGATCATAGAACTATCAACGCAAATTCCACAGTCGCTTCATGATGAACTGGCAAGGTACTGTACGGAAATAGCATACGATGAGGAGCGACAAGCATGAAAACGATTAGAAAGCACCTGTGGAATAAGAAAAGAACAGAAACGCTCAAGGTGGCAGACCTGCAAGGCTACCTTGCCCAGTTTGAGCCGTCCGCAGAAGTTCAGCTCGGTGTCGTCCAAATGCGAGGTGCCGCAATGTGGCGCCACCAGATCCAAGGGTTCAAGTTCGTTTTCGGAGGAGATGTACCGGCGCTGCTGATCACGGTGGGCAAAGCCAAACAGATCAAGGACGGTGACCGGAATGGCTGAGTACCTGGCTATGGCCAATGTGCTGCTGTTTCGCCTACTGATCCACTTGCTGCTGTTAGCCGCCACGGCAGTGGTGGCAGGGGCAATACTGTTTGCACTGTGTCTGCTGGTCATCACGGCTAAGCAGACGCTGGGCGAAAGGAGGGAAAAATGGCGCACAAAAAGAAAAACGAAGCGGTCAAGAAAACAAAAGCGCTGATGGCCAACTACAGAGCCATGCAGGCGTATGTAGGCTCTCAAGTGCAGCCGGAGGACCAGGAGGGTCAAGAGGACACGCGCCGCCTACTCAGTCAGATAGACGCAGCGCTGGTACAGATCGCGCAGGACTATGCGGCGGTCGGTGAGGATCAGAAGATGGTGGCTTTCAAGTTAAAGTACATCGAGGGCAAGACTTACGAACAGATCGCGGAGTGTTTGGGCGCGCACGAGAACACACCACATAACTGGATCAATCAAGTCATCAAGCGGCTGGCCGTGTATTTATATGGAGTGCAGGCGTTGCGTTAAGCCTTAGGGGGGTGGGTATCCACCCTCTTTTCTTTGTCTTATCTCGCACTTCCTTTGTATTTTCCTTGTTTTTTCTTTGTTTTTTTCTTGTTTTTTTCTTGTTTTTTTCTTGTTTTTTTCTTGTTTTTTTCTTGTATGGTGCGAGAGCAAGCCAGCCGCTACAATGGAATGTAAGGGAGGGCATTGAAATGGCACTGCTTAAAATGTGCCGCTGCGGAAAGATCATACCTCAGGCACTGGAGATGTGCCCGGAGTGTGTACAGCACGCAGCAGACAGGCATAAGGAATATAACGCCACCCGCAGAGATAAGAGAGCGTATGCGTTCTACACCAGCGCCGGATGGCGCAAAGCAAGAGCGCTCCGCTTGCAACACGCCGGAGGACTGGATCTGTATGCACTATATGTGGATAGAGTGATCCAATACGCCGAGATGGTCCACCATATTGTGCCATTGAGCGAGGACTGGAGCAAACGCTGCGAGCAGCGCAACCTTTTTCCGCTCACCAACGCCAACCACAACAAGATTGAGGCGCTGTATGACTCTTCTATCGCTAAAAAAAAGCAAACGCAGCAGCTTTTGCGGCGGCTGCTGGAGCGGTTCGAGGCGGAGCAGAGGGGGGTGCAAGGGAAGTTTGGGGCACCCCGAGGATAGTCGCGCCCACTCTTTCTTACGGAGAAAACTCCCCACGAAAGCTCAAAGGCTTACAGACCTGACAGATAGATTATTTTTGAAGTATTACGGAAAGGAGTGACCGGAATGGCCGGAAAAAGGCAGTCAACAGACGCAGTTATTGCCAAAGGCAAGAAGCACTTTACTAAGGCTGAGATCGAAGAGCGCAAGCAAGCGGAGCTGGTCGCTCCGGCGGATCATATTGAGTACCCAAAAGGGGCACCCCGAAAGTACAAACAGCGTTTCGATGAGATCGTTGCGGAACTGCGACGGCTTGGAGAGAACACCGTCAGCAACCTGGACAGTCAGGCGCTGTTCCGGCTGGTCGTGGTAGAGCGGGACTTCTTGGAAGTCACCAAGCAGCTGACTAAAACGCAGATGATGAAAAAAGTCGAACGACCGGACGGCACCGTTACGATGGCGTACAACTCAACCTACGAGAATTTGCAAATTGCCCGCAGCCGATTATGGCAGCAATGCCGGCAGGGCGCAGCCGACTTTGGCCTAACAATGAGCGCCCGCTTCGGACTGGTGGCGCCAAAGAAAAAAGAGCAGCCGGTCAACAAATTTTTGGTCGGTGATGATGTTGCTGACTGATCGCACAACAGACTACGCAAAGCGGGTGTGCAGCGGGCAAGTGGCAGGTGTCGGGAAAAGAGAAATCCAAGCCTGCCAGCGCCATTTAGATGACCTGGAAAAAAGCGACCTGGCGCCATTCGCCTATTACTTCGATCCACGCCAAGCGCAAATCCTGATCAACTTCGCCGAGAAGCTGACCATTGCCGAGGGTGACGAAGAGACGCCGTTCGTCTGCGCTGACTTCCAGGCGTTTATACTTGGGAGCCTGCACGGCTGGCGAACCAAAGACGGCAATCATCGCCGGTACCGAACCTCATATATCCAACTGGCCCGGCAGCAGGGCAAAAGCATACTTAATGGGGTCCTGGCCACATTCTACGGCAACTTCACCAAATACAAATATGCGCAGATCTACTGCGCAGCCACCAAGACAGACCAGGCAAAGATCGTGTTCAACGAAGTGGTGAAGTTCATCCGCAGCGACCACGACCTGGAGGCCCTGTTCAATGTGCATGAGCACAACTCAACCATTGATTGCAAGCTGACCGGCAGCCGTATACGCGCTCTGTCCGGTGACACCAAGCGAATAGACGGCTTCCGGCCGTACCTGGGGATCGTGGACGAATATCACGCCCACAAAAACAATCAGGTTTATAAGCTGCTGGAGGGCGGCACAAAGTTTATGCAATCCTGCCTGATCAGCGTTATCACTACTGCCGGGTTCAATCTCAAATATCCGTGCCACAAGATGTATGAGACCTGCTGTAGTATCTTGGACGGTACTTTCGATAACCCGACACGATTTGTTTTTATTGCAGAGATGGACCAGGGAGACGACTATTTTGAACCGACCAACTGGCTAAAGTCCAATCCCCTGCTGCGAGACAGGCCGGATCTGCTGGGTAACATGATCGCCACAGCCAACGAGGCCCGGCGGGAGGGCGGAGACACCCTCCGTGACTTCGTTGTAAAGCAGCTGAACTGCTGGATCCAGGCAGCGGGCAACAACTACATTGAAAATGCCGAGGAATGGACGGCAGGCGCGTCAGACCGCACCTTAAAGGACTTTATTGGCTACAAGGCTTACGCCGGTTTGGACCTGTCCTCCGGCGGTGATCTGACCAGTCTAAGTATCGTTGTTTCCTACTATGTGGACGGCGAAAAGCGGTACTTTGTGTTCAGCCACAGCTTTATGCCGTCCAGGCGGCTGGAAGAACATATACAGTCGGACGACGCTCCATACGATGTGTGGGTGCGGCAGGGTCTGATCACGGTAACGGAGACAATGGGCGGTGTAAAAACAGACTACCGTTACATTCTAAACTACCTAAAACAACTGATCGCAGACTATGACTTGGATCTGCAGGTCATTTGTTACGACCCACATAACGCCTCTGCATTTCTGGCAGATCTGGAGGAGATCGCCCCCTGCCTGTCCGTAACGCAAACGCACAGGGTGCTGTCAACCCCTACGGAGGACCTACGGCTGGAGATCAAGGCAGGGCATGTGGAGTATAACGGCGACGACGCACTTTTGACCCGCTCCATGCTGTCCGCCAAGACGGTGGGCAATTCCTATGGGGAGGTCAAGATCGACAAGGAAGTCAAGACGGACCGTATCGACCCGGTAGACGCGCTGATCGACGCCTGGCTAATGGCAATGCAGGAGGAGCAGGCAGTCAACTTGGATGATGTAGTAGAAGAATATCTTTCACTGATGGGAGCGAAATAAAATGCCATTTTTTGATAATCTGCGAAAAAACGCAACGGCTGTACGAAACGCCTTTGTACAGCCAAGCATTTCGCCGGGGGACGAAAGCCTGATGGAGTTTCTGGGCATTCAAACATCCGGCAAACGGCCGCAAAACGATGTGACCTATTACATTTGCCTGAAGAAAAAGGCAGAGACTTTGGGGTCAATGCCTTTGAAGTTTTATCGGAAGTCTGAGGGTAAGATCGAAACGGCCAAAAAGGACGATATGGCGGTGCTGCTGACAGAGCGGCCAAACCCATATATGACCCCGGCCACATTCTGGAGCAGCGTGTCGGCGAACCTGGACCACTATGGCAACGCCTATGTGTGGGTGCAGCAAGATTTCACCAGGCAGAAGTATGGCGGATCTGTCAAGGCCAAAGGTCTGTGGATCATGCCATCTAATCAGGTCAATCTGCTTGTGGACGACGCCGGTATCTTCGGGACGGACGGTGGTGGCCTGTACTACTGGTACCAAGACCGCTATACCGGGCACAGCTATATCTTCGACCCGGACACCGTGCTGCATTTCAAAAACTTCTTTACATTCGATGGGTACCGAGGGGCGTCTGTATTGGAACTGCTGCGGTCCACCGTAGACGGCCAAATTGCTGCACAGGAATACCAAAACAAGCTGTTCAAGAACGGTATGACAGGAAAGGCCGTGCTGAATTACACAGGCGAGTTAAGCGAGGGCGCCAAAAGAAAAATGATTGCGCAGTTTGAAGAATTCGGCGCAGGTGCCAGCAACGCCGGACGCATTATCCCGGTACCGCCGGGTTTCAAACTTGAACCGATTGACTTTAAGTTGTCCGACGCCCAGTTTCTGGAACTGAAACAGTATGGCGCCTTGCAGCTCGCGGCAGCGTTTGGGATCAAGCCCACACAGATCAACGACTATTCCAAGAGTAGCTATGCAAACAGCGAGCAACAGCAGTTGGCATTTCTGACCGAGACAATGCTGTTCCCAATTTCCCAAATTGAGCAGGAACTGAACTATAAATGCCTAACAGATCCACAGCGGGCAGCTGGATTTTATTACAAATTCAATGACAAGGTGTTACTGCGGACAGACAGCAAAACACAGACGGAAATTTTTGCACAAAAGGTGGACAAGGGCATTGCTACCATCAATGAGTGCAGAGAGCTGGAAGACAATCCGCCGGTACAGGGCGGAGACAACCCCATTGTCAACGGAACATACATTCCGCTTGATAGAGTTGGTGACCAGTACGGCGCCAACAACACAGACTGACGGAAAGGAGGATCGTATGAACAAGGTATTGAATTTTGAGCGCTTTAACAGAGTGAGCAACAAGCGAGAAAAAGTCGGCTACTGCGCCCTCTATAATGAGGCGGACAGAGCTGTGCTGAACTTCTACGGCGATATTTGCATGTACGATTGCAGCGGTTACGGCGGCGAGTTCGCAAATGACAAGTGCCCCCAGCAAGTCGCTGACTTCTTCAACCAGATCGAGCCGGACAAGCCTGTTGAAATTCACTTCAACTCCGGCGGCGGCGATGTGTTCGCCGGGATAGCCATTGCCAACATAATCAAAGCACACGCAGGAGAAACCGTCGGATATGTGGACGGCATTGCCGCCAGTATCGCCTCCGTCATACTGTGTGCCTGCGACCGGGTGGTCATTCGCACAGGTGCCCAGGTGATGATCCACGACCCGATGACGGGCTGTTGGGGCAATGCTTCTGACTTTGCGGCGGTAATTGAGCAGCTGAACATTGCAAAGGACTGCATTCTGGAACTGTACAGCACAAAAATGTCCGATAAAGTGGACAGAGAAGCGCTTGCCAACCTTATGACGGCAGAAACTTGGCTAACTTCGCAGAATATCGCCGAAGTGTTTAGCTTCGAGGTGGAGAACGCAGAGCCGATGGTGGCCTGTGCAAGCACATTCTACGACAAGTACACACGCCTGCCGCCCGGTGTCAACGCCGACACCGCCAAAGACGCCAAAAAGGACAAAATCCTGGCGGATTTATACCTTTACGGAACAAAATAAAAAATTCTTTAGGAGGAAAAACAAATGAACAAAAAGCTCAGAGCCCTGCTGGACAGTATTAACACAAAGAAGCAGGAAGTGCAGGATCTGGCCGAAGCAGGCAAGCTGACCGAGGCCCAGACCGCCAAAGACGAATTGCAGCAGTTGCAGCAGAAGTTTGATCTGCTGGCTGATGTAATGGACGCCCAGCGGACCAATGCCAGTGCAGAGCCGCACCAGGTCATTGATCAGCAGGAATTTACGCCGAAGCAGTGCAGAAGCGCATTTGCCGCACTGATCAAGGCACAGTTTGCCGCCAAGCGTAAGGGCGGCGACCCTGAGGACTACCTGTCCGAACAGGAAAAGCAGATCGTAAACCAAATGTCCGAGGGCACAGACACCAACGGTGGCCTGACTGTCCCGCAGGACTTGCAGACTGCCATCAAGGAGCTGAAACGCAGCCGGATTACGCTGGAGAGCCATGTGAATGTGGAAAACACATCGGTCAACAAAGGCCGCCGCGTAATCGAAAAGGACGCCGCCATCACCGCGTGGCCCGCAGTAGATGAAGCGGCCGACTTTACCGAAGGGGACACGCCAACACTAATTGCTGTGGATTACTCCATCAAGAAGTACGGCGCCATTATGAAGCTGACCAACGATCTTTTGGCAGACACCGCCGAAAACCTGTTGGCTTTTTTGGCAAACTATTGTGCCAAAAAGAGCACCGCGACCCGCAACGCCAAGATCCTGGCCGCATTTGATACCGCAGCGGGCGAAAATCCGGTTACTATCGCCGATGTAGACGGTTTGAAAGATGTGTTTAATGTGACCCTGGATCCAGAAGTCGCCCTCAACGCTGAGGTGATCACCAACCAGGATGGTTTTAACTTCTTGGACAGATTAAAAGACAAAGATGGCAACTACATTTTGCAACCGGACCCGATGAAGAAAACCGGAAAGCTGCTTTTCGGCTCTTATCCGATCACTGTGTTATCCAACAAGGCCCTTAAGACCGACACTGCCAAGGGCGCACCCATTTATATGGGTGACGGCCACGAGGCAGTAACCCTGTTTGACCGTGAGAAGATGACCATTGAGGCAAACCCCAATGTGTACTGGACTTCTGACACGATGGGTTGCAAGGTGCGCGACCGCTTCGATGTACAGGTGGTTGACGGCGCGGCCATGGCCAAGGGCTTCTTGAAAGCAGCAGCGGGCTAATTTGCAGTCAACTGCAAAAGAACGGAGGTAAGCAATGGAGCTGAACACGGTTAAGAACTACCTGCGGGTGGACTATGCGGACGATGACGAGCTGATCCGGTTGATGATCGACGCCACGGCGGCAACGCTTGGCGAATTAATCCCCGGCTATAACGCAGCCGCACCGACCGCACGCCAAAATCTGTTGCTGCTGATGTCCGTTAAGGACCTGTACGACCACAGGGAGAAATACGGCACCAACATGCAGCTTCTCAGCGGTCACGCCTCCACATTCCTGTACAGTGAGATCTACGGAGGGTCCGGCGATGGAAATTAAAATCAATATTCGCAAGCGTGTTTTTTCCACCACAGGCGGCCGACAGATCGAAGATAGGGCAGGCGCCCCACATTATATGAATGTGTGGGCAACGCCGACCGATCTGTACGGCGAGGAACTGTACCAGGCAATGGCTGCCAAGCTGCATGAAGTGCTGGTTTTCAAACTGCGCTACTGCAAGGCCTTGGAAGATATGCGAGGGCATGCCAAGGGCTACTTCGTGGAAGAGGTAGCCACCGGAGCACGCTATCGGATCTACCATATTGACTATTCAAGAGGCAGCCGCGAGTTCGTTACGCTCAAGTGTGAGCGTACCACATAAGGGGTGATCTTATGATAGTCAACATGGAATTCCAAGGTATGGAGCAGCTGTTAAAGAACCTGCAAGAGGCAAGTTCCATAGATGTGGTGGGTCAGTGCACCCGCCACATCATCAATCTGTCCAAGCTGGAAACACACAGGGCAATGAAGCGGAATGTGCCAAGGTCGAGCGACCACAGCAAAACCGGTCGGTATCTCGGCCACAGGTTTGTGCAGTACTCACCGGCGCACGCCGCTGATGTGATCCCTGTGTCAAACACAAGGACAGACACAGACGGACGCTCCAATGCAGAGGTAGGCTGGGAGCTCAGCGACAACAGCCCGCAGTTTTATATGAAATTTGTGGAGTGGGGCACATCGAAAATGCCCCCACGCGAATTCATCAACAAAACAAACAAGCAGTGCGAGGGCATGTATCGCCGCATTGCCGAAACGACGCTGCAGTCATACGCAAACAAGTATTTAGGCGATTAAGGAGACCGATATGTTAAATGATGTAATCGATGAAGCAAATATTGCACTGTTGCCGATCTCCGGCAGGGGTATTAAGGTACGTGAGGGGTGGTACGACCCGGACATTACAGATACGCATATCTCTCTATGGCTGCTTAGCTATGCGGAGGATGACCACAGCGACGATGACAGCGAGAGCGAGACAGCTACGGTTCAGGTGAATATTTGGAGCCTGGTGAACGAGGTGGCGCTGGCCGCCGAAGTGCTGGCTCTGATGAAAGCCTACGGCTTTGACTTCCTGGAGGCCAACGACGCTTACGAGGACGATACAGAGCTATATGTCAAACAGCTGCGCTTCTCACTGACAGTCGAACAGAACAATGCCGTCAATCAGGCGGAGAAAGGATAAGTAAATGAACGAGGAAAGAAATGTACACAGCCGCAGGGTAGGTCTGAAAGACATCTATGTGGCGCTGGTCACAAAAAACGACGCAACCGGCTACACCGCCGGCATTCCGACCAAGCTGGCAAGAGCCATCAGCGCAAAAGTGAGTGACAAGTTCTCCAGCGAGAAGCTGTATTCCGATGACGCGGTTGAAGAAACTGCGACAAACTACGAGGGTACGGAGATCGAGCTGGATGTCAACGCCCTGACCCCGGCAGAAAAGGCTACGCTTTTTGGCCATCTTTATGAAAAGGGCTATCTGGTGAAAGGCGAAGACGACAAGCCGAACGAAATCGCAATCGGCTATCGCGTAAAGCGACTGAATAACAAATACGAGTTCGTGTGGTATTACTGCGGCACCGCCAGCGAGGGTATGGAGGAGACTAACGAGACCAAGGCAGACAAGGTGTCTACGCAGACCGACACAATTAAGTTGTCCTGCTACGCGCGCAAGCACGACGGTAAGTTTAGTTGCTCCGTAGACGAAAGCAACCTGATCACAGAAGACAAGGACGCTGCCGGTGCTATTGCCGACTGGTTCTCCAAAGTGCAGGAGTGGACGACAAGCACAGCAGCCGTCGGCGGTTAAAGGAGTAAAATATGGACGCAATTATGGAAAAGGCCCCGGCTGCACAGCTGGAGCTTAATGGTAAGACTTACACCATCAACCACATGGGCACGGCTACATACCTGCGCTACAAACAGGCGTGCGAAGCGGTCAACCTGGAGGAGGACGCTATCGACGCTCAGACCTACACCGCCATCATCAACGCTTTGTCGATCGCTTTCGGTGAACAGTTCACACCAGAAGAGCTGGCAGGAAGTGACACCGATGTGGCCGATGTGATCGTGGCTTACATGGCAGTGGATCTCAATCTGGCACAACGGATTGAGAAGAAGATCGACGCCATGACAGCAAATTTCAAGACTGGCAGCTGATCCCGGATATAACGGTCAGTTGCCACGGAACAATCTACCGTTCCACGGCGTCGCTGGAGTTCTACCGGCGGTACTGCACCTATATGCGTGCCGTCGGTACGGATGAACCACCGGGGCTGCAAGCAACGATCCGCCTTGTACAAGCCGTGCTGCCAACAGCAGCGGGCTATGTACTGAAAGCCGACATAGAGGAAGTGCTGGTGGCGGGCAACACCGCCCACTTCTTGGCACAGCGGATCACGGAAGCCGTCAACCGGCTGAGTCCGGAAGAACAGGTGGAACGAGTAAAAAGTCTATTCGATGAATACGACAAAGAGAACGGCTACACAGACGAAGAGGACGAACAAGACTACTGGAGCGCTCAGCTGGAAGTGATCAACAGCCTGCTGGATGTGGCAACTCAGTGCCTGCGCTGCGATCTGCAATACGCCCTTACCGGTGATGTGTTTGCCATTCTCTCTTTGATCAAGTATAAACTGGAACACGCAGATGAGCGATAGAAAGGAGGACGACAATGGCAGTAGCGTCAATACGACTGACGGCCAGCGCAAACAGCTATACAGCTGTTATGAAGCAGGCGAACGCCCAAATGCGGCAACTACAGCAGGAGTACTCCTTGGCTGCCCAAAAGGCTAAACTGATGGGTCAGTCTCACCAGGAGGTCGGCGCCCGGGTGCAAATGCTCACAGAGAAGATCAAAGCCCAGGAGGAGAAGATCTCCGCCAACAGCAAGCGGGTAGCCGAACTGACGGCTGAAGACAAGAAGCTGTGGCAGCAGCACTCAGAACTGCAAAACAAGCTCAATCAGACCAAAACCGCCTATGACAAATCGGCCGAGGCAACAGGCAAGAACAGCAAGGAAACAAAAGCCTTGCAGAAAGAAGTCAAAGCGGCCGAAAAGGCCCTGGCTGAGAATGAAAGCAAGCTACAGAGCAATGCCGATAAGCTGACTAAGGCCAAGAACCAAGGCACACTGTTTTCCAAAGAATTGGAGAACATGAAGCTGAAGCTGAAAGCAGCCAACAAAGAGCTTGACTCCGAGAAGCTGAAAAAATACGACGACAAAATGAAGGCCAGCGCAAACAGCTATACAGCTGTGATGGAGCAGGCAAACGCCCAAATGCGGCAACTACAGCAGGAGTACTCCTTAGCCGCCCAAAAGGCTAAACTGATGGGTCAGTCCAACCAGGAGGTCGGCGCCCGGGTACAAATGCTCACCGAAAAGATCAAGGTCCAAGAGGAGAAGATCTCCGCCAATAGCAAGCGCGTAGCCGAACTGACGGCCGAAGACAAGAGATTGGGGCAGCAGAACTCTGAACTGCAAAACAAACTCAATCAGACCAAGAACGCTTATGACAAATCCGCAGAGGCAACAGGCAAGAACAGCAAGGAAACCAAAGCCTTGCAGGAAGAAGTCAAAGCGGCCGAAAAGGCCCTGGCTGAGAATGAGAGCAAGCTACAAAGCAATGCCGATGAGCTGGCTAAGGCCAAGAACCAAGGCACGCTGTTCTCCAAGGAATTGGAAAACATGAAGCTGAAGCTGAAAGCAGCCAACAAAGAGCTTTCCTCCGCCAAGTTGAAAGAATATGGCGACAAAATGAAAACCGCAGGAGACAAGGTATCAGCAGCGGGCCAGAAAATGTTGGGCATTACCGCCGCAGTCACAGGTGTGGGCGTTGCTTCCGTCAAGACCGCTTCGGACTTCGACAGCGAGATGTCCCGCGTTAAGGTGATTGCAGGTGCAACCGACGATGAATTCGAGAAGCTGCGCAAGCAAGCCATCCAGCTGGGTGCCGACACGGTGTTCTCCGCTTCTGAGTCCGCAGCCGGTATGGAGAACTTCGCCACGGCAGGATATAACGCCAAGGAGATCATGGCAGGTATTCCCGGCGTACTAAACCTGGCGGCTGTGTCCGGCGGTGATGTAGCCAATGCGGCCGAAGTAATGGCAACCACCATGCGGTCCTTTAATTTGGACGCCAGTGCGTCTGTACATGTGGCGGACGCATTCGCAAAGGCGGCGGCAGACACCAACGCAGAAGTGGCAGACATGGGCGAGGCCATGAAGTATGCTGCACCCATCGCCTCTTCGTTGGGTATTTCTCTTGAAGAGACCGCAGCTGCTATTGGCATTATGTCCGACCAGGGTATTAAGGGCAGCCAGGCTGGTACATCTCTTCGAGGCGCATTGTCACGAATGGCAGCGCCAACCAAAGCAATGAGAGATACAATGGAAGAGTTGGGTGTCAAGTTCTTTGACAGCAAAGGTAACATGATATCCCTTAGCGAGCAGGTCGCGCAGCTCCAGTCCAAATTCAAGGACATGACCCAGGAGCAGAAAGAAAATGCCATTGTTACATTGTACGGCAAAAATGCCTTATCAGGTATGCAGGCGTTGATTGATCGAGGGTCCGGCGCGCTTACCAAAATGACGAACAGCTTTAAGAACGCAGACGGCGCCGCACAGGATATGGCAGACAACATGCTGAACAACCTGGCCGGCGATGTTGAAAACATGAGCGGTGCTTTTGAGTCTGCCGGGATCAATTTGGCCTCGCAGTTCACACCGGAGATCCGCTCCATCACACAAGCTGTGACCAACGCTATAGACAAGTTCAACGGACTAAGCGACAGTCAACAGAAAACGATTGCAGTCATAGCCTTAATTGTGGCCTCCATCGGACCGCTGCTCCTTGGAATAGGCAAAATTATAGGCACGGTCGGCAGCGCAATATCCGGTATTTCCAAGATCAAGAGCGCCGTGTCCGGCCTTGGCCTGGTCAGCAAGATCTCCAGCGGCGCTGGGAAGATAGGCAAGGCTATCACAGGTGTGTTTTCGACGCTTGGCCTTAAAGGCGTGATTATTGCCGCCGTTGTGGCTGCTGTAGTAGCCGGTATCGTGCTGATCATCAAGAATTGGGACAAGATCAAACCGGCATTGGAAAATGTGTGGAACAAAGCGAAAGCCATATTTCAGACAGCCTGGAATTGGATTAAAAACATCTTCACGACATTGTGGAATTTTGTTAAGACAGTATGGAACGGAATAAAGAACGGAATACAGGTGGCCATTATGTTCATCGCCAATCTGTTCAGCGCTGCATTCAACATTATAACGCTGCCATTCCGCTTTATTTGGGAAAACTGCAAGCAATATGTTTTCGCAGCATTCAATGCTATTAAGACCGTTATTTCAAACGCCCTGCGAGTGATCCGCACCATCATCTCGACTGTCGGTAATGCGATCAAGCGAGTCTGGACCGCTGTGTGGAACGGTATTAAGGCTGTCCTTACGCCAATTATCAACGGTATTCGGAATATAATCACCAAGGTGTTCACTGCAATCCGTGTTGTGATCGTCACTTATGTGACCATCTGGAAAAAGATTATAACCACTGCCTGGAAAGCGATTAAGACCGTAGTTACCACAGTAGTCAACACAATCAGGACGGTAGTATCGACGGTGTTCAATGCGCTAAAGAACATAATCAGCGTACCGCTGAACTGGATTAAAAACCTGGTATCGCGCATTTTCGGTGGAATCAAAGACAGCATATCCAACAGTATAAACAATGCGAAAAACATTGTGAGCAAAGGCTTGGCTGCCATTCGGGGCTTCTTCAACAAGCTAAAATTGAAATTTCCGAACATCAAGTTGCCGCACTTTAGTATTACCGGCGGCTTCAGCCTGGATCCGCCATCTGTACCCAAGCTGAATATCGACTGGTACGCAGGCGGCGCCATTATGCGCGGACGACAGATCTTTGGTGCATACGGCGGCACACTGCTGGCAGGCGGTGAACCCAGTACCGGCGGAGAGGCAATACTGCCGTTGAGTCCGTTCTATACGGCTCTTAGCAAAATGCTGGACAACCAGCTCCAGCGGCTGATCGCCTGTGTTCGCCCGACAGTGATCGTACATACTTACCTGGACGGCAAGGAGATTGGCAGCAAGGTCGTACAGCAAGTTACAGACGAAGTGACTAAAGACCAGCAAAACTACGAGATGGCAAAGGGGTTAGATACAGATGGATAAGTTTGACTTTACTTTCGGAGGCAAAAACGCCTCCGAACTGGGGGTTAAGGCGACCCAGCGACCCAATATGCCGGCAGCAGTTAAGAAGATCGAAGAAACAAATGTAGCGGCAATGGACGGCAGCTTCTACCAGGACCAGGGCACCTATGAAGACATACCGGTGCCTTACGCCTGCAATTTTCTGGTATCGTCCGACACAGAATGGGACGAGCGGGTGCGCGAGATCAAAGACTGGCTATTTCACCCGACCGGACCAAGCCAGTTGATCAAAAATGACGACCCGGAGTATTACCTCCGGGTCCGCAAGGTGGAAACTTCCGAGTTTACCCGCATATATCGGCGGCTGGCACAGTTTACGGTCACATTCACCTGCACCGCGTACCAGTACCTGGTGCGCGGTGGCACAAGAGTGCCGTGCCCGGAGGTCGTTAACAATCAGTTTGAGACAGCGTACCCGATCTTCTATATAACGACAAAATACCCAACCGGAAACACGGCAACGATCACAGTCAACGGCAATGCAGTAACCATACAGATCACGACAGCAACCACAATTATAGATGTGGAAAGGCGTATGGTCTACACAGGTGATTATAAAATCGTCAACGGCAATGCCACAGGAGACTTGGACGGCCTTGTATTGGCAGCTGGCGCAAATACGATCAAATTCGGCGGCACAAAGAACCCTGCAACATTGGAGTATGTGCCAAACTGGAGGCGCCTATGATCGAAGTGTACGATAAAAACAGCTTTACCGGGGAGCAATCCTTACAACATAACGGAGACATGACGCTCACGCCATATTCTTGCACAGTCAGCATTGAGCTGGGAGGCGCTGTTGTGGTAGAAATGGAGCACCCGGTAGACACAATGGGTCGCTGGAGATATTTGCAAGAAGAAAATGTTATAGTCGTTGACACGCCATGGGCAAAACGCCAAGCATTCCGAATTTGGCAGGTCGTCAACAACGAAAAAACGGTCAAGATCTCCGCACAGCACATTGTGTTTGATCTCAAGCGAATTGTGAACATTCGGAATTGGGACTTCACTGGTATCACCGGTGATGATTTGGCAGGGGGCATACTGGCCGACACAGGTTTTTCAGCAGATTTTACCGCCGGCACTGCAACCAAAAATTTCTCTGCGCCTGCAACGAACTGTAAAAGCAGGTACGACATGCTGCTGGGTGAAGAAGATAGCTTACTCAAGCTGTGGGGCTGTGAATGGCTGCCGGATAACTACACCATTCACATACCCAAGCAGCTCGGCACAGATCGCGGCGTTGTTCTCAGAAATGGGATCAATGCAGCTGGCGTGGACTTTACGGTCAACACAAACGATGTGGTCACCAGCATTTTTGCAGTAACATCCAACGGTTACTACGACGCAACCGGAGTAATGGTGAAAAGTCCGAAAATAGACCAGTATGCAACGCAACATGAAGCTGCAAAAAGCTATAATGTGAGTACGCAGTACACGCCGCAGACATTTACTATTATTAAGAATAAAATCGTAACAACAGTAAAAAGTGGTGATAAGCACAAACTGGCGTATGTGGACCAAAAAGGTGCTTATGTAGGTAAGGCATTGCTGAGCAATCCGAGCCAGTTTATGTTTTCCTGCCGATATAGCAAGGAGTACCCATTTTATTGTATCTTCGCAACACCGGATTGGTCTACCATCACGCCAGCCAATGTGCCCAGCGGCACGGTGTTTCCTAACCCTCGACCGCCGTTCCGGGATGGATGGAAAAACACGAACAACATATCTTTTCCAAATGCAACGAAAAAGAGGTATATATACTTTAACCTGCCAAGGAACAACGGTGGACGGGACCCATTTAAGCATTCACTTTTGAAAAAAACAAACAATGACGCGAAGATCGTCGGGTACGAAGGAGCAATCGAAGAAGCGCAGCGCCTGGCAGCATTGGAGTTTAGCAGAGACCGAATAGATGAGCCACAGATCAATGTGTCGGTAGACTATTTGGATCTACGCAAAGATCCGGCGTACAGTGCGTTTGAGCAGCTGGAGGAGATCAGCTTAGGCGACACCATCACAGTCCAACTGAAAACCGGACTGTCGGCCAAAGCAAGAGTGATCAAATTGGGATATGACTGCGTTAAGCACCAGCTTACCAGTTGTGAAATCGGCTCATTCAAGCGGAATTATTGGCGCCGTGTGACACAGCGGAGCTACAAGGCACTGCAGGGCATACAGCAGGTAAGCCGTGAGGTATTAACAGCAGAGCAGACCATTGACTTGATCGATCAGTACACAGAGGAGGACGCAAGCGAATGACGACATTGCAGGAAATATTTATCGACATCAACGGTGCCAACCGCTATGTGACCGTGAGCGCAAAAGCCGAAGACGACGCCGGGCGCATTATTCTGATCAACCTCCTGGACAACGGCGCACTGTACGCACTCCCGGCAGACGCAGAAGCCAGGGCGGTCATGATCCGACCCAATGGTACAAAAGCATTGATCACCGCCCAAGTGATCGACGGCAAGGTCCAGCTGACTATGAAAAGCAGTATGCTCATCCTGGGAACAAGCCAAGTAGAGATCCTACTGTCCACTACGGACGGTAAGGTCATTACAACGGCAAAATTTGCCATTAAAGTGCACGGTACCCAGAGCACCGCCGGTATGGAACAAAGCGACGACTGGGCCGCCCTCCGGGACGCACTGTCCAAGCTGTCCCAAGTGCCGGCGGCCGAAGATGTAGCAACGCTCAAGGCAGCTGTAGCGCTTGTCAATGGACGGTTGCAAAAGCAGGCGCAAACCACACACATCCAGGCGGTCCTTGCCGCCAAATTCACGCCAACAGCCGAGGGAACATACGAGGCGCCGGTGTACCTAAGCCTTACATCGACGGCGCGCCAATACGGCACAGCGCTCACGCTGTCCTCCGGCGGCGTAAAAATAGGCAAAGGCGTAAGCAAAGTGAGGATCACCGGCCAGGCGTATATGTATGAGTCCACCGCTCTAACGCAGTGTGAAATGGACTTGTACATCGTCAAGGCCGACGGCACGGCAACACGCATTGAGCGGTGTATATGCACAAGATCCGGCAAGTATGAGACCTACATTACCGGGCCAATCGTTACAGCAGTCAGCGAGGGTGACATCATTAAGCTGGCATACATCGGAAAGCCAGACACCTCATTCATCAACTATAACGACGCCACCATGCTGAATGTGACTGTTGAAGAGTGGGACCTGTCTACGGCAGCGGGCGCGGATCTATCCGCAGATGATGTGCTTCTTAACAAATGGTACACCGGCACCGCCATTGATGGTGCAGCGGGTAGTGAAAGCACCTACCCGGCTTCCGGGATCAGCTCCGCATTCATCGGTGACTTGTATCTCAACCTGAGCACCGGCACAGTTTACCAATGCACGACCACCGGTACGGCGGAAAAAGCCACCTGGAAGTATATGGCGGTGCTATCCAATGTAGGCGACGGAACCGTGCAGGCAAAGCACCTGGCAGAGGGTGCGGCGCTTGGGAATATCGGCCTGAATTCAATTACGAGCGCCAAAATAGCAGACAGGGCAATCAAGAGTGCCAAAATTGGCTACGGCGCCGTGGAACAAGATAACATCAAGGAAGGCGCGGTGACAACACTGAAGATCGGCAGCAAGGCGCTCAAAGCCTGGCACTTCTCCGATAGTATCATCGGAAAAGGTCTGCTGACTGACGCCCTGGCCAAGGAGATCACAGACGCCACGACGGGCCTTGCCGAGGTTAAAGAGGAGCTGGCAGGCGCAGGTGAAACATGGGAGACCGTGTTCACCAAGACATTTGACGCTGATACAACAGCGAACCAGCAGTGGAACATGACCAAGCCCTGTCGCAAGATCAGGCTGCGTATGGCGGTGGCTGGTAGCGCTGCCAACTCCGCCGCTGGTGACAATACTGTGTACATCAACTCGTACACTTCAAAGTGTATATTACCTAATGCATTTCGTTTTGAAACGGCCACGGCCAAGGGCTCCTTCGTCGTTGCTGAGGTAGAGATCGCAGAAGATATGGTGCGGGTACTGGTCAACAAGGGTAATATCTCCAGCAACTTCAATGCCGCCAAATCCATGACTGGTGGCACTATCTGGGCCGCCAGCGGGATCACATTCAATATCTTTAAGGACACCGAGGGCCACGGCGCGATCAAAGCGTTGTCTTTCCCGACAAACGGAAAGACCATTGGCGCCGGAACGCAAATCGAGATTTTGGGGGTGGCAAAATGAATGTAGAAACCGAAAGCCGTATTGCATTCCTCAAGGCTGAACTTGCCGAGACGGATTATCTCTGCCTGAAGTACACAGACGGAGCCTTGTCTGAGGAGGAGTACGCACCGATCCGCCGGCAGCGGGCGGCGTACCGGGCAGAGATCAATGCGCTGCAAGGGGGTGATAGCCATGAGTGACGCTATAATCGTAGCTATTGTGTCCGGTGTGTTTTCCCTGGCAGGATATTTATTTGGCAATTATAAGAGTCAAAGCAAGACCATGTACCGAATAGATCAGCTGGAAAAAAAGCAGGACAAACATAATACGCTGATTGAGCGTATGTACAATGTTGAGGATCGCATACATGTGCTTGAGAATAAGCAAGCTGTTGCGGATCATAGAATTAAAGATTTGGAGGACAACAAAAAATGAAAGTGACAACCGGAACGATCGCACGCACCGCTGTACTGGTGGTGTCGCTGCTGAATGTACTCTTGAACGCCTTTGGCAAGAACCCCTTGCCCTTTTCTGATGATGAAGTCTACACCGCCGTGTCAACGGTGGTGGCCGTAGCAGCTTCCCTGGCTGCCTGGTGGAAGAACAACAGCTTTACCAAGGCTGCTTTGAAAGCAGATGAAACCCTGGCGCTGGAGCGCACGGAGACGGCAGAAAGCGAGGCGGTCAGCCATGAGTAAGCTGTATTACTGCCGGCAGACAACCGAAAAATGTAAATCTATCCGTTATCCCAGCAAATTCCACCCCTATAAATACGGCACTTCCGGCTGTATCTATACCAGTGGTTGCGGAGTGTGCGCCAGTCTTATGGTGCTCCATAACTTCGGCTTTACCGGCTTAGACACAGCAGCCTGGACACAGAAGTGCCTGTTGATGGGTGCACGCAGTGCAGACGGCACCGATATGGATAAGGTGGCAGCGTTCATCGAGAGGCATTTCTCCATCGTAAGCAAGCGGGCAAAGACCGTTACTGACTTGAAGAAACACCTGAAAACAGGCGGCAAGGCTATTGTGTGCGTATCCGGTGGCGGAAAGCAGCTGTTCAGTAATGGCGGCCACTATATCTATATTGGCGGCCTGGACAAATCCGGTAACCTGATCGTGCTGGACCCGTACTGGTATGATGGCAAGTTCACCATGACCGCAAACCGCCGGAAGTACACTAAGGTCAAGAACGCCAGGGAAGTGTATGTACAGCCTGCCGCCCTTGCTTCCGATA